ACTGGGAGTGCGACCGGCCGTATATATGCCATATCGATAATGGCGAGAGTTGCGGCGGGAATCTGAGGCTCGAACACCACCGGGAGACGTGAAAAATCGGTCTCGATCTCAACGATATTGGTCCCCCCCATCCGCCGGTCTTCCGGCGCGTATCCATAGAGAGCTGTCAACTTCTGTTTCTGGAAGGAATTGCAGAAGATGACGGGGTTCTCCATAGGGGCCGCCGCATCTGCCATCTTCTTGACAAGCTCATCTATCATGGCCCGGGTGAGCGCAGCTGCCCCGCCCGCCACGGTGTTGGTCGATAACGCGGTAATAACTCCACCGGTCTTCCACGCGGTGGTGTTGTTTGTTCCCTTCTGGGCCGTGCCGTTGAGGAAGGTGTGATCTGCGTCCAGTGCAATTTGTCGCAGATTCGCTGCGATTTGGAAATCCATTGCGCTCTGTCGATCCACGTCGTTTCCCATCTGCGCCAAACCTGTCAGTGTGTTCATGTCGGAGATCTTCGCGTATGAGACACTCACATCTTCCTTGAAGACCTGGACATAGTTCGAGAGCTGGTCGGTGACGTAGGTAGTTGGGGTAGCGGCCGCCTGCGCCTGTGTCTCGGTTATCGCGGGTTGCCCCGCGGCCTCAAGGCTGTAGAACTGAGCCAACGGGAATTCCCATCCCTTCGCGATCATCATGTTCCCGCCATCCACCCCGCCGATCATGTTGAGAAACGGGGTTCTCCCTGCCCCAATCATGAAAAGTTCGCCGATATAATTCGGCTTATTAAATAGATCTGTAATTGCCGCATCGTTCGCCATAATAACCCCCCTATACTATATGCCTTATCCCCCACGTTGCCGGAAGAGGAGGTTTTTCAGTCTGATCATCTCGTTGACGTTGCCCGCCAACCTAGCGGCCTCTATTTTGGTGGTTACCTCATCCACCGGAGCGACCGCCGCGGGGTTGATGACCCGCTGCCCCTGACTTTTTACAGGGACATATTTCTTGGCCAGCCCACCCGCATGGGTTTGCATCTCCTCATAGGTCTCACCCTGGATGAGCGGAATGAGATCTGCATCGAGACCGACCGCCGCCGCCGCCTTGGCACGATCCCTGTCGAGCGCGAGCCCCTCGCGTTCTGTAGTTAACTTCGTGGAGAGGATGGTAAGCTCATCAACTTTGCGTTTGAGCTTATCCATCTCCCCGAGGCCCGCGGTTTCATACTCCCTGAGTTGAGCGGTCACTTTTTCCATCTCGACTGAATGGCGTTTGGTAACACGCCCAACTTCTCGCGAGATGAGAGCCGTAAGCTGCTCTTTCGTATACGTCTCTGGCTCTCCCTCCGCGGGAGGAGCTTGGTTGTTGGAATCGTCCCCTTCTGAGGGGGTAGGTATTACCATATCATAATCTCCTTATTGGGAGCCTTTGCTCCCACACACTCCGGTGGGGATTCGAACCCCACACGCTACCCCTTTGCGATAATTCCCGGTTCCAATTATCACGTTTGGGCAACGTACGCCAGTCGAAGTCACAGTGGATCGTGGGGCATTGTCGGAGGCAATGGTAGATAGCCTTGTTTCTGTCCGATCCTCGCCCTACCGGCGCCACCGAGAACATTCTTCAGGCCATATAGATATTATGTCGACAGTTCGGGTGGAGAAGCCCGCTCGCGCGTGCGTCCGCGAGAGTAGGATATCCTTTTGTCTTTCCCGTTAACGAGAGAACGGATCCTTCCCACCGCCTACATTTTTCACATACTCGATCTCCACCGACCGTGGAGATCCTGACCAAGTCATAATTGTATTCGATCATTCTATTTATACTCCCCTGGAGAAGAGCCTCCCTGGCCGTCGTGCGCGCAACCATCTCGGCATATCGAGATATACTCCATTCCCGCCCGAGTGAGTCGACAAAGCCCGTTACGCCATGCTCAGCTAGTCTCGCATGGTAGACTTCGGCCATGGCATCCCATGACCTGTATCCCGCGAGCTGTCCGCGAGCGGACTCAAGCGCAAGAGATCGATACAGATCGTCCACCCTCCTGCCAATGAGCTGATCGATATCCTGCAACCGCGAATACGAGTTGTCGGCGAGCACCTTGAAAGCCCGTTGATTGATCTGTCTCCATTCCGGAGACATGATGGGACCTATCGTCCGCCCACCTTCCGCCCACAACGGAGGGAGGACGTCCGTGCACCACGTTCTCCCGCCCACCAGGAGATCCGCACGAATGGCCGCGGCTCTGGTCCGCAGATTCTTGAGGGCCTGGATATCTTCGGCCGGATCGTGGCGGAGGAGGGCCTGCTCGATCTCATGCCCCAGCTCTTTTTCAGCCTGGGCATATAGGCGGATCAGCCTATCTGCTTCTGCTTCCCCAAACGGCTGTAGCATTGCGCCGCACCTTCTCCCGCAATATATCATGTTCTAGGGAGTCTAGATCCCCAATACTCCAAAGCCGGAAATGGTCGCTCCAGTCCATGTCGAGATACATCATAGTTCAACCTCCGGCGGGAGAACCAGCGGCTCGCGCCCAGTCGGCTCGCTCGATCCCGCCCCGATCCGCGCAATCTCTTCTACCACTTCGTCGGGGCCCAGGCATTGGGTGGCCCTGATGAATGTCTCCAAGCTCATTCCCCCTGCAACATACGCGGGAAGGAGAGACGCCATCGTCTCGATCGGATCGTCCGGGAGCCCATCTTTCCATTTGATCACCAGACCCGATACGGGCGCCCCAATCACGTGCCCGACGTGGCGGAGCATGGCAAGCACCCTCGGGGTCATAAACATTTTGATCCGGCTCGCCTTCGCCAAGGGGGCGAGCAACCTGAGCCGGATGGCCGTTCCCGACAGCGGGCCGCTCTGACCCACCCCCTGGCCGAACGCCTCGGCACAAGTCTCGGAAATCGTGAAGAGATCGTTTCGCAGCTTCTCCAGCTCAGTGAATGCCCCCTCTAGGTTGCCCCCCCACTCGATCATGCGGGTTTCAGGCTGATTCGGTTCCCGGGCGATGTAGCGGCCGCCTCCCTTGAACACCTGTTCACCGGTGATGGGATTCCGCTGCAGCGCCGATGCAGGCCCTTCCATCGATGGGGCCGCGTTCGCGTCCAGGATTCGAGCTATCTGAGAGTATCGAATCTCGATCTCCCCCACGATCGACTCGATGTCGGCATAGTCGCTGATGCCGAGGATGTCCTCCGAGGATTGCATGTTATGGAGGACATAAACCCGAGATTCATCCCCGTCCACCACCGACCACGGATATTCAACCGCCGCCGATCCCGCGACCATGAGCCGCCCCGACAACGAGCCTGTCATGTTATATGTACGATATTCTATTTTATCCTCCGTGTGTATCTCGGCCCGGAGATATTGGGCCGGGCCGTCGCGGAACGTATACGCGAATATGTGGCCGATCGTCTCCAACATGTTATCTGGCTCGACGACGGGGAACCAATATCGGACGGGTACCATCCGGAACTCTGCCCCGCCGTCAACACGATCGATCTTCATAACGGCCACACCATGACGGCTCATATCAATTATAGCCTGGTAGACAGTCGACCACAGCATTGGCAAGTAGTCACTGATCGCGTCCGCGCCCACTACATCGGGTGCCTCGATCAGAACGAGATCAGCCCAAAGCGTCGAGATACGCTTTGGAAAATTGACTATCATCCTAAGCTCGTCTTTGCGGTCCCCGCTCAATTTTCGGAGGACGTCTTTGAAAATATCCCCATGGTTGCCCCTAAAAAGTGAACTTTCTCGCTCATATCGGGTCAGCCTGGCGATTTCACCATCAGGAGGCCAATATTGGCCATCCTGCAGAACGGCCTCAACATCCGTAATCATAATCCCGCCTCCAGGATTTTTTGGTCCCGCTGCAATGCGTGGTCGATGATGTTCTCCCGTATGATGGGAATGATATGTTCAACACAACTGAGATGGACAACCAGCCCGCTGAATTCGATCGTCTCTCCCGTATCACCCAGCCCATCATGAACCACACATTCCATGGATATGGTCGCGAACCCGTGGTCGGGATTGAATGGAAGTCCACATAATACACATTTTGTCATAATAATCTCCCTAAAACACCCTTACATAGATACCGGAGCGCGTCCGGCGCGTGGTCTTGCGCCTTTAGGGGGACATCTTCGCCCCGCTCGGTTGCCTTTGGGTCCCACCCGTATTCCCCCATCTCTTCTATGAGATGCTGGCAGCTTTCATGTATTCGGATGTGGCCCCCCACAAGGGCCGCCTCGGTCAACCTAATCCCATCGACCACGGCGTTGTCTGCCCCCACTATCCTACCCAGGTGCGACCCCGCAACTTCTGCCATCTGTCTGAGAGAAACAAGAAACGACGCTGCAGACGGATCGACGTATATAGTATCCGGATAATAATTCCCAATAAATGTCAACAGATCGCGGGCGTAATCTGGATCAGATTTACGGACGCCAGTTATAGCGGAATCGTAATAATACTCCTTAAACACATACCACTTGTTTTCATATAGGCCCCCCATAAGAAAACAAGTGGGGTTCGTTGTACCGTAATCGACGCCGATCGATATCGACTGCCAGGGGCCAGGCGCGCGGTTATAAACCTGAGCTTCCTCGTCCCACCCGGAATAAACCCGGCCCTCGGACGAAACCCAGAGACCTTCCACATATCGCTTGCGCCACAACCCCACATATTGCTTTTTGAGACGGGCTTTCACGCGTGGGGAAAGAAAAGGATTATCATCCAGAGTGAAATGCCAACTCCGGCCATCGATTTCATTAAGGCGATCAAGGTACTCTACCTTCATCCAGTGGCGGTTGGATGCCGGATTCATGGTCGCGAGGATCTTGACGCCCTCCGCGGCCGATCGAGTACCGAGCATCTGCCATAGCTCCTTTGGGTACGTGGTCGCTTCATCACAATAGAGGCCCACGAATCCTTTTCCTTGCACTTTCGTCACAGAATCGATGTTCGGGGCGCCAAAAAGGTATACCTTGCGCCCGAACAACGTTAAAACGCCGGTGCCGCGGTTTACGTCACACTGCTCGGGCCGGAGCAATTCACATAAGGGATCGAGCACGTTCTGCTGAAGAGCTTCGCGCGTCCGCCCGAACATCCCAATCGGGCCGGAAGGAGCTTTGTTCTCCACCCAATCGGCGAACGCCATAATAGAGCCGAAAGTTTTGCTGCTCCTCACGGCCCCCTCCCACAAAAAGTATGTACTCTCCCTGTCGTCTATAAACGCCAGCCACGCTTCGGCGGCCTTGCACCCGGGAGGGAAAGCTTGCCACGTCATTTCTGCCTCAGAGCCTCCCTAATCTCATCCAGCCCGCTCTTCTCCACAGATCCCTTGGGATTTTCGCTATAATGAAACAATTGGATCGACAACCATTTCATCATAGAGACATTTCCCTCTTCCAAGCTATGAAACATAGCTCTTCGTAAGGATACTTTACCACCAACATACCCCCGATCCAACGCCTCGCGGAGCTTCGGATCTATCGCTTTCCGATGTGTGAAAAGATCGGGGGTAACGCCTAGCGTATACGCTATCTCTTCTTGCGTCGCTTGGATATGAGCCAGTTTCTCGACTATCTCATAATCCACAATCCATTTTCTAGGACGCCCTATATTATTTACCCCCACCCAATTGAAAAACCCCCGCCATCCTAACCACGCACAGTCGCGGGAGATGGCAGACAGACCGGGCAATACGCGAGCCTATTATCCCGCAATCCCCCGCATCCCTCACAACGGACGTACAAGCCCGCCCGAGACGGCACCGTGGCTTGATTTATATCATGCGATTGGAACACGCGCCACGTGGGAGTTCCATCACCACCAGGCCACATCTCGGACATGTCCCGCCCCCAGTTATATTCGAATAGATGAGTTTTTTACACTTGGGACATACCCAATCCACGATAGTGCCCCATTCGTCCCTAACGGGTACCCAATTAGTCACCAGTTGACTCGGTCGGCCATAGTTAATATACCAGTCGATGACGAACCACCCCGAAAACATCCAAAACGTTAAATACTTGCCCGCCCCATATCCCCCAGAGGTTACTAAATGGATTACCGACACACCGTAGCGCGCAACCTGTTGGATTGGGGTGCCGCGCACATCGTAGATATTGAACCAGGGGAACGATGGGTCGCTTATACGATGTTCCCCGGAAACCCAAAAAAACAAAACATAGTAGCGTATTTAGCGCGTCGTG